TTGTAATGTCATTTTTATCTCCGGTTTATTTAATTGATATAGAGAGTATAGCAAAGTTTTATCTATTTGCAAACACTTATTTAACTGACTTGTCACATACCGTAACCTACCACTATATGTTGTGTCTAATTGAAAAGGGCTCGGCTTGTTAGATACTATATGTAGTATGTAATTTTTTTATGCCTATGCAGAGCCTGAGCTTTTGGAGGCAACACTCACCCTACCGCTTGTGCGGCAAGGTAGTGTTATCATGCCCACGCTTTCACCATCGCATGGGAGGTCTTGTACGCCACCACAGGCTACAAGCTGGTAAAATTACGGTTGTAGTACCGCCTCTGTGCGCTTTTACCCGCCAGCAAAGCTGACCACTCATCGCGCTCTAACGGCAGGATTTCCAGAGAACCCTCAGATTTTAAGAGGCGGGTGACGCTTGCGCGGACCAACCCTCTACCTACCGGACTACCGAATTTACTCCTGTCAAAAATTGATTGCAACACTTTTTTATAATTTACACTTGATTTGCATTTTACCAACAGCTTTGATAGACTCGGTTTTTTAGGAGAAAATTATGAGTAGAGACATCAATTCAATTAGGCAGCGAATGCAAGCAAGCAATGACGAGAATATACTTTCTATTGAAGCGCAGTTATCTGACGAACATTTACTGTATCTCTGGGAAGTTGTTAGTGCTGTTGTCAACAATACAAAAAACGGAGAGGTTGATTTGAAAAAAGCCTCTGAGCAAATTCCTGATGCCCCAGCAAAAGAATTACCTGAAAATTTTAGCTTGGTAAATATGGATTCAGCAATCAAAGATATTTCTGACGAATTAAAATCTTAAATATAATCGGAGAGGATTATGCAAGAAGGAATATTTTGGGATAGATTTTTTAAAGTAAAATCTAAAATCCACGCCCCACAAAAAGATGGTAGCAATGAATTTGCCAACAATCATAAGTACACAAAATTAGAATCTCTGTTAGATCACATTACCCCAGCTTTGAAAGAAGAGGATATTTATTTTCATTTTGAAGACGTTAATTCTGAGGATCAGGCTGGCGTGACTTGCCACTTTAAAGTGATTTTAGGTGAATCGGTTGTGTCTGAGTACAGTCAGACCACGACAGTCGATAAAGGTAAACGTGATCCACAGGGAACTGGTAGCTGCTACACTTACTGCAAGCGTTACCTCATGCTTAGTATGTTTGGATTTGGTGACCCTAACAACAAAGAGAAGTGGGTATCAACAGACGATGACGCACACTATGCAACTAACGCTAAGGTAGATACCTCTAAGATTAAGGCTGAATGCAAGAAAGCTGGCGTAGAGGAGCAGCTAATATTTAACGCTGTAGGCATTAAAAGTTGGGATGATGCTACCGATAAAGACGTAGAAGTCATTAAGCAGCGCCTGAAAGACTACAAGAAAAGGAAGGCTGCGTGAGAATATTTGACTGTGTGCAAGGAACTCCTGAGTGGTTAGAATGTCGCTTAGGCTTTATCACAGCATCTCAGGCCTCTAGTTTCTTTACCTCTAAGGGTGAAAAGCCTACTAAAAGCGTAACCGATAAGGCTGTTAACCAGATTATAGGTGATAAACTGGACCGAATTTTGGTTGCTGGCTACGAATCTCAGGCCATGAAAGACGGTAGGGAGAAGGAACCACAGGCTAGGGCCACCGCAGAGCTTCTCTTAGGCGTTCAATTTAAAGAGGTAGGGTTCATAGCCCATGACGATTACGACATAGGGTGCTCTCCTGACGGCCTTCTAGGGGATACTTCTGGTATAGAGATAAAGTCTCCTCTTAAAGCTACCCATGTTGGATACCTGAGATCAGGAAAACTACCCACAATATACGTTCAGCAAGTACAGCTCACTATGCATTTACTGGGCGTTGAGAGCTATTACTGGATGTCATACTACCCTACGCTGCCTCCTGTGCTACTTGAGATCAAGAGGGATCAGGCGCTGCTAGATAAGGCGTGGCCCTTATTGGTAGCCGCAGCCGAAACTATTACAACTGAAACGGAGAAACTCAATGAGTTACGACACTGAAAAAACTTTCAGCCTAAATCCCTGTAAAGGCTTTAAAGGCAAAATGAAGGTGAACGGCAAAGATGTCTACATTTCTGGAGTTGAAAAGAGCACTAGAGATGGTAGTCGAAAATGGCTACAGGTTATGGCAGATGACCTTTCTTTTGCTTTTAGCCTGAATGATTCTAAATATGACGATAACGCTTACTTTGGAAAAGTAGATATTGACGGACAGACTTTTAGCCTAAAAGCTGCCTTGAGAGAAGGCTCTAATGGAGTGTTTATTAGCGGCTGGCAGGCTCAGGAAAAGAAACCAGCTAACAACCCACCACCAAAAGCTGCCAAGATTGAATTAGACAGCATAGAAGAGGACATACCGTTTTGAGAGTTGAAGTTATTACAAAACCTATCTCTAACAAGGGAAGAAAAAAAACTAGCAAGTACGTCAAAGAGTTCATGGCCTTAAAAAAAGGCGGGAAAGACTGTTTGCTATTCGACTCACACCACGCTATGAGAAGTGCATACCACGCTATCTATGCTCATTGCCAGAGAGAAGACGTTACTTACAGGCCTTACTCTAGCCCTGTGGAGAATGGTTTTGCAATCTGGAAGACCTAGATTCTACGCTGCACATATTTGTAGTTTAAAGACCAGAAAAGAACGAGTTGAGGCTTTGGAGAAAGTGCCAGCCAAGATTCGTTCTTGGGTTAAATTTTACGTTGAGGATACTTATGCCAAACGAAACATTCAAAGAGCTAGAAGAAACGACAGTTCAATTCGCTCAAGCTGAAGCTGAGAAAGTCTATTTAATGGAGTACAGGAAGTCTCTGAAGGCTATGCTTATGGCTAAAGCTGAAGCTAACAGTCCTAGCCTAGCTATAGCTAAACAAGAGAGAGAAGCGTATGCTGACCCTGAGTACATTGAGTTTCTCAAAGGCCTAAAGGCTGCTGTAGAAAAATCTATGTCATTGCGATTTAAAATCAAGGTTATTGAGATGAAGTTTGAATCTTGGAGAACCAAGCAAGCTACTAACAGAGCAGAGATGAATCTACGGTGAAGGTTAAGATAAAGGCCTCTGACAGATGGTTCTCTAGATGCATTAGGGAAAGAACGGCATGGACCTGTGAGGTTTGCGGGTCCGTTCATGAAGAAGGCTCTCAAGGACTCCAATGTAGTCACTACTTTGGCAGACGAGCTAACGCCCTGAGATGGGCTAAGGATAATGCATTTGCTATGTGCTGGGGCTGTCACCAAAAACTAGGTAGTAACCCTGATGACTTTAGGCTGTGGGCAGTTAACAAAGTTGGTCAAGGAATGATAGATATTCTCAGAGAGAAACGAGAAGACATAAGCCTTGCTAAACTTTTTAAGAAAAACGAGAAAGAAGTCGCTAAACACTATAAAGCCGAATATGAACGTATGTTAGAAAAAAGAAACGATGGCGAAACAGGAAGACTAGAGTTTGAGGATTACCTATGAAAGACGATCTTGTTTTCTTTAACGATATGTTTGAAACCCTCAACAATCTAGACTGTGAGTTCAAGTCTGTGGAGGATGTCGATATACAAAAATGGTTCAACAAAATATTTAAGGATGCTGAGAATAAAAAAAGCAAACTATCAGAGCTTGATCTAACCGTTATAGCTAATCTTTATGTGATGTTCTCAGTTCATCAAGAAAAGAAAATTCAAGAGATAGTATTCTGTAACGACACTATCCACTAAGTTTGACTAGCTTCCTATTTGCCAAGTGAGCCTTCTTAATATCCTTCTTAGACTTACCATGATATTCAACTGCGTGATGGTTTTTGAGAAGCTCTTTACAAAGCCACTTGCTACCTACCTTTATATCAGCAAGCCATCTACCGTATTTACCTTTCTCATACGTTCTTAGAGTAACCTTAGAGCCTACTGGACAGAACGCTTTGACAAATTCTTTTGCTGCAAGACCGTATTTTTTTTCTTCCAAGTCTCTGGTTCTGGATTCTTGAGTATCAATTCCGTTAAGGCGTAAACAAATCCCACGCCCAGTATCACCGCAATGATAAATACCAAACCCCAAATTAATGTCAGTAACATACAAGGTGTCTCCGTCTACAATTTTAGATACAGTAGCTGTAAATATGTAAGGGTTAGACATACTCACCTGTACGGATAATATCTGTTAGCTCTAAAGCACGATTGCCGACCTGTCTCGCCCACCTGCTATCTAAAAACTCAGTTGCTGCAAGTTTATAGTCTGCTGCCTCCATAGCTGCGTTGGCCTTTTTAAATCCACGATATTTTGTAGCCCCAAGATTAAAAAAGATATTTATTATCGCTTCTTGTCTAACTTCATCCAAAGAACCAAACCATTGATACTCTGCACTCAGCTCCTTAATGCACCTAAGAATATCATTAGACAAAAGGTACTCGATCTCTTCCATTGACAAACCCATGCCTGTCTTGGATATGTTTCTGCCTACGCCTATGTGCTCCAAGTTATTTATATCTTTATAACAGTATGCGGAAACACCTTCGTGTCTTTTTAATTGCTCTATTAGTCTGTCCATTTTATTCATCTTATTTCTTACTTGATGATCCGTAGAAGAAAGCCGCAGCCGTACCAAGTATACCACTTAGCTGACCGAGTACGAGTGAGATAACAGTCTCAGATTGTTGCGAGTGCTCGAACAAGGTGACAACCATAACATACGACCCATAAAGCAGCAGAGCTAAGATAGAAAAAACTTTTGGAGTCCAATCTGCGCCAAAAGATTCTCTTGCTGACTTTCTATCCTCTACCTCAGTCTTAAACGATTCTAAATCAATCTCCATTTCTCTAATGCGATTTTTGAAGTCTTGATCTGCCTGTTTTACTAATACTGCTTTTTCTGGTTCGCGCTCTATTAAATCTTCAAT